AAATTTTTCTTTTGTTATCATACATTTAAGAACTTAAGAAGTTTACTTTCGAGAATGTTTTCGAAGTTATGGTCACACATATCATCATAACTGAATATGTATTTAAGATTGTGGCTTTCTGTTTCATCAGCTTTGGCCACAAAATCAGTTTGATAATAGTGAAGACTGGCTACTTGAACTTTGATTTGTGCAAGTCTCAACATCGGATATTCACTAATAAGTGCATTGTACACTTTAGCATACCAAGTAGAGAATATGAACATATCATATGGGAGTAGTGTCAGAAGATTACTTGAACGCATTTGAACAATCATGTGCAAGCAGTTGCCTCTGATGAAGAACATAATTGCATTAGTACACAATTTATCAATAGAACTTGGTTCCATCGCTGTGTTATTGTTAATCATAAAGCAAGCTTGACGAGATGACTTTTTTGACAACAGCTCATTTATACAGCGTCTAAGTCCTTCTTTTGCATAATAACCGTAGTTTGAGTTGAACTTTTTATGGTTCTTATCAATACAGCACTTATATTCAGGAAAATACTTTGTGATTGATGTATCTTCTCTGTCTGCCATTTTATACCAGAAATACATAGCTGCTGCTTTCTTCGGGTCAAATACACTCATATTCTGGCTTGCGACGTGGTCATATAGCGGATTGAGTGCATAGTCTATGCCGATTGACTCATGATACTTAGCATCATCAAATGGAAAGTTATCTTGAGATAAGCATCGCCAATAGACAGCTAACCAGTGCCTATTTGTGAATAATCTACGTGGAGCGCTTATGCTATTTTCTACTTCACTCATAATTCAGCTTTTTCTATGATTTTATCAACAGCCTCTTCAAGTTTCATGTAGTTGAGGTCAGCAACCATAAAGTTCTGCTTTTTGTACCCATTTGAATAGCAGTAATTCAAACGTGCAATACAGATACCTTCATAGTTCTTCATCATATCGATATGAACTGGACGGAACAAATCAAGTTCTCGTACTGCTACTGGTTGGAACTCAACAACAAGAGAATATCGCCAGAAATAACGTTTCAAGTACTCATGAACAGAACTGTGCAATCTGCAAAAAAGTTTTAAGCCTTCTTCATCAAGCTGGCTCTTGTCAACATAGTTTTCAAGATAAAATAGTGAATCAGTTACAGCTCTATCAGCAAGGTAAATGTCATCTGTTCTATTATCTTCTATTGCAGCTTTTTCCTGTTCAATCTTGGCTCTGATGATTTTATCCTGTAACTGCAGATATGCTTTAGCATCTTTACGAAGCTCATCAATTGGCTTATCAGTTTCTTTACGGATAATCTCATCCAATATGTTCACTTTATACCCAAGGCTCTGTAGCTTAGAAGCTACAGCCTTGAGTGTAGTGGTCTTACCAGAGTTACAACCTCCAGAGAATAATATTAACTTTGCCATAATTCTACTCAGTTACAATAATAAACAAATATGGCTCTTTGCCTTCAATTGCATGCTCACATTGGTATTCGTAGTTCTGCAGAATGCTGATAGTATCAAACGCAATTGGACGTCCATGAACATTGAAGCTTGTATTAACAAGAGCCTTGTAATCTGTAATCTGTTCAACACAATCAAGAACTCCATAAATAAACTCATCTACGTCCACAATTTGAGGTCTACCTGTGAAGCTATCTTCAAGAGGTTTCTTATGCATAATGCCTCCATAATGATTACTGTAAGGCTTAGCATAAGTATGCGTACAAATCATATATTTGTCTGAGCCGACTACTGAATCAACTCCATAATCATTTGCATTTTCAAACAACTCATATGCATTGTCTCTCTTGCAAACAGGAGCACATGGCATAACTTCATTTCTGCCATTCATTACATTATTGCAATGAACGTTCTCGCTTGTGGGGAGAAATAAAGTGGAGGTGTGGCACAACGCACGAGGACCAAACTCCATATTGCCCATAACAAGATTGACAATATTATTATCAGCAATGCATCGTGCAATATTTTTCTGAATCTCTTCGAGTTCAGTAGATGATTTAACTTTGACATATCCAATACGAGGATTTTTATCTTGTTTTTGTTTAACGAGTTTCTCTGCATTATAGAAGCCACGCTTACCCCAACAAAGGTCACCAAACTCAAACTGCCTATCGCAATGCTTTGCATACATACCAATTGCTGCACCTTGGTCACCAGCTAATGGCATAACTGAAAACAGCTTTTGTGTGCATTTTTCACATAGTGTTTGATTAAGTTTCACATTGTAGAAAACTCCGCCGGCTACAATAAGATTCTCAGGATTGTAGTTATCTTTCAGCCAAGCAACTAGAGTTCTTTCACACAGCTGCTGAATGAAGTATGCAATAACACATCGTGCTGCAAAGCTGTGTGTATCAGAATGGAACCCAATTGACTTCAGTACTTCTGTAAATACTCCATACCAGTCTTCACGTACTTTGTTAAGCAGCTTGAAATCAATAACTTCATTTGAAGGATAGTATTCTGGCTCTTTTGAATGTGTATCAAACCATTTGATGAGTCGCTCTTTCTGAACATCAATATAATGGTCAAGCATGTCAAGCTGTTGTTCATCTATATATTCATCAATATGAGCTTCATAGCCGAGGAACTTATACTCGTCTTGATTTTCTTTCATGCCAACGAAAGCTGTAGCGTATTGATACATAAGACCAAGAGAAGCATCATAGCCATACACTCTGCGAACTAAGCTTATGCCTTTAATTTCGTCTGTTGTATACAGCGAAAGAATCTCTTCATTGTTACCAAAGCCGTCAACAACCAAACACATAACTGGGCCTTTCACATCATAACCACCTTTGTGATATTTGAAGAACTCGTATGCACTATAAGCATGAGCGTCATGATGTGTAAATCCTTTTTCACACATATGAATGTCATCACCACAAATGTAGTGAAGCCAATCAATATCATTCCTAGTTATGTACTTGTTAGCCATCAAATGAGGACCAAAATTGAACCAGTGCGATATAAGCACACAACAGCCTTTAAGCTTACATGATGGAACATGCTTAGTAATCTCGTTTATAGCATCACGAGGAAATTGGCTATCAGCTTTAATACCTGATAAGCGTTCTTGTTCATAACCAATAATCTCTTGTTGCTGAGGGTCACTGTTGTCAACAAATATTGCTGAACTATTGTGGCCGAGTGAAATTAATAAAAAGTTCTTATTCATAATTAAAATCCAATATTTAGAATTGTTGATGCGAGGTCTTTGGCAAACATGTAGTCTTTCATTCTTCTGAGACGGAATTTAGCAGTAAGTATGCAATTAACACAAGAAACTTTAATGCGTCTTCCACAAATAATCATTATGCGATAGAGGCCTTCTTCACCAAAACCTCCGACATAATTATAAGTATTGCCATCTTCTTGTTTGCAATACTCTCTACCATTCATAAAAGCATTAACCTTTATGCCATTTGCATTGAATGTAATCACATCATAACTTTCACACTTTTCATTACCAGAAAGTGATTGTAGCTCAGTTAATGTTTTTTCTACTTGATTGAATTTGTGTGAATCTTCTTTTTTGTTAACCAGCACGATGACATCAATATCATCTGCTACATAACCTTCTGGCAAAATGCCATGCACCATAAGTGCAGCCGTGCCTGTTAACACATAAGGAATGTCATGTGCTTGCATAAACATGTCCAAAACTTGAATGTCTTTTGTTGTTACCATAACTGTTAATTTGAATATGAAAAACTATAATTATTACATCTGCAAAAGTACTGATTTATTTCGACAAATAAAAATTTTTTTAGTTAAATATATGAAATTATCTGTTAAAAATAGTTAATACTCTGATTTAATCAAGGCTTTGCAACTACGTATAACTAATAGGAAATCACGTTGTAATGTAGCAATAATAATATCTGATTGGTAATGATTCAAGCTATTAGCTTTTATATAACTGTAACCCAAGCCAATATTTAAATAGTTCTTTTCATCTGGCAACAGCTCTATTGCAAGCTGTGCGTAGTGAATGCACTTCTCAATATCTTGCTTGCCATTTTTATTTTTGTACCTGGAAATGTACTTAATAATACATCCTTGAATGAAGTCACAATTAGCCTTCGTTATTAGAACAATAGGCTGCATCTGAAGGTCTTTGTAATGATTACCTCCAACTTGAATATCCAATACACTATCCATTTCTCTTTTTATATTTTTCAATTTTAGCTTTAATACTTTCCATTAACCCATTTTGCTTAATAGCCTTTTGCTTAATAGCACTAATGACGTCAGCATCATGAGTATCAACCATTACAAGGTGATTAATAATAACATGTTTGTCTTGTCCTTGTCTATAAAGTCGAGCATTAAACTGCTGATACAACTCTAATGACCACGTAAGACCAAACCAAACAACTATTGAACCACCAGCTTGAAGATTAAGACCATGACCAGCTGAAGCTGGGTGTGCGAGCATCACTTGGACTTTGCCATGATTCCAGTCATAAATGTCTTCTGGCTTTTTAAGTTCTCGTGGTTTATACTTAGCAAGAGCCTCCATTAGTCTATCTCTATCAAATCTATATGTCCACGCAACTAAAACTGATTTGCCGTTTGCATCTTCAATAATTTCTTTGAGTGCATCAATTTTAATTGAATGTATCTCGTGAACTTCAGAGTTCTCATCATACATAGCTCCGTTAGCAAATTGCAAAAGTTTATTTGATAGAGCTGCTGCATTCACAACATTTATTTCTGTTGATTCATCATTTGTTGTATCTATCAGCTCAAGAACTTTTTCTCGTTCAAACTCATTATATTTTTGTTTAAGCTCTTGCGGTAGTCTAAGTTTAATAAAGTTATCTGTTCGCATTGGCATTTGTATGTAATCTTCAGCTTTCATGCTTATACAAATATCTTTAATCTTCTCATGTATAAGATTCTCAGAATTTGCAAGCAAATCATATGAATATACAACATTGCCATTTGTCTTTCCAGGTCTAAAATACATTGAGCGATAGCTTGATATAGTTTTACCAAGACGAGCTCCTCTGTCCATCAAATATATCTGTGGCCACAAATCTATAAGTCCATTCGGTGCAGGAGTTCCTGTGAGACCAACAAAGCGCTTAAATGCTGGTTGACATACTTTAAGAGCTTTGAAGCGCTGAGATTTATATGATTTGAAACTACTGAGCTCATCAACAACAATCATATCAAACGGTAGTTTCATTCCACCATAATATGCACAAAGCCATGCAATATTATCACGAGAAATGACATAAATATCAGCTTTTTCATTTAGTGCTTTTACTCGTTGAAATTGGGTTCCTATAATCTTTGAAAATGTAAGATGCTTTAAGTGGTCCCATTGCTCAGCTTCTTCTTGCCATACTGTTTCAGCTACTCTCTTTGGTGCAATCACAAGAACTTTGCTGACTTCTAAGTAATCATACATCAAATAATTTATAGCAGTAAGTGTAGAGACAGTTTTTCCCAACCCCATCTCCAAGAAAACTCCGCAAAATGGAGTTCGTATTATATGTTCAACACAAGCGCGTTGATATGAGTGTAAATTGCTTTCGTCCATTATTCGCATGTTAATTCAAAAACTAAATTTTCAACATCTTCTATTGTATCAATGACTTCTACTCTGAAGCCGAGTTCTCTTAGCTTCTTATGTACTGCTAATTGAATCTTACGTGGCTTTTCTCCAGTTGATTTTAGCTCAACAAATACTATTATACCATGAGGAAATAAGCACATGCGGTCAGGTAAACCCGTAAACTGATATGTCAACAGCTTAATACATAAAGCACCAAACTCTTTACACATCTCTACAAGCTTACGTTCGACCAGTTTCTCATTATCCTTTTTCTTCATAGATAAATAAGCATTGTTTAGCTCCTGGATATGAGCTCAATATACCTTTTCTTACAGCTTCAAGATTTGATTTATTAAGCTCAATATTTGTTTTATGCCAACTACAGTTATCAACTTTATATGAAGTTATTAAGATTTTAGCCATACTACTATTTTTGGTTCATTTAAATGGAGTTCTCGTTTTTCAATCCAATAATGCTGACGCCCAATGAAGACTTTTTCAACTTGCAAACATGCTGGGTCCATATTTTTAGTGATAGACTGATATTTGCCTTTACTATCTTTATACTTAAAATCTATAATCATAATTACATTAAGCTATCTTTTCGTCTGTAATATTTCTGTTTACCATATATTGGAAAATTCTTAGTTGAAGGTACAAACTCCCAATCAGGAAGAGAGCGCATAATATCATTTATTTCACGGGTATTATAACGCGACATATCTGTTTTATCTTTTTGCAAGCATTCACACCATATTTCAGCCATACAAATAAAATCACGTTTCCAAGTTCCATTGTTAGAAAGTGGGTCGTCAAGCCATGTACGTCTGTCGTAAAGGTCTTTTTTGTCCCAATCATCTGGAAGCATTCGCTCAAGAAATGATTCAATGACACCTCTACGTTCATCGGTCGCAGTGTGTTTATGCTGTTCTGCACGTGCAAGAACTCCTTCACTATCATCGAAATAAAGCTGCTCACCTTGTTTCCAAAGCTCATAAGCTTCTGCCCAGATTTGTTTTACTTCTTCTTCGTTTAAATCATCTTTGACAGATTTAGTAGCAAACTCAGGATGGATATCTACAGGATTGAAACGTCTATTTCCAGTTGAGTCTTTTAAGAAGTCAGTATCATTTGTAGTTCCAAAGAACACGCACTGCCTCTTATAAATTTCAACTGTTCTGCCATAAGCTGGTCTAAAAGCATCATCACATTTGCTTATAAATTGCTTAATGTTTTCAACCTCTGATTTTTTAAGAGCTGAAAGCTCAGCCATTTCAATTATCCAAGCACCTTGTAACTGCTCATAAGCTTCTTTTCCTTGAACTGTTGTGAATGTATCAGAGAACCAATTGGCGCCAAGCTTTCTAAGAAAAGTTGATTTATACGTACCTTGTTCTCCAACTAATATAAGTACCATATCAAACTTAGTACCTGGTTCAAATACACGTGCTACTGCAGCGCATAAGCTCTTACGAATAGCAGCTCTTGTATAAGCATTATCGTCACAACCAAAGTAATCAATTAAAAGTGTATCAACTCTATTTACGTGGTCCCATTCAGTACTAAGTATATACTGCTGAATTGGATGAAATCCTCTTTTCTCTACATCGATTGCGAAAGCATCATCAATTTTCATAGACGAATTTATTCCATAGATACATTCAATGTAGTTTCGAATACCAGAGTAGTCGACGTCTCGCATAGGCTCAGGCGTCTTCGAGCTTTCAATCTTTCTCCATGGAGTATTACGTAGTACGTATCTTCTGAAATCAAATGTGTTGAGTGAATAACAGTCCTTTAGTATTTGGTCATTTTGTAATATTAAGTTTATGTTTGGCGCTGAGTTATCATATTCGCCTTTTGCATTCACTGTAAGCTCTTCTGCCCATGAGTTATCATAATCTTCTTCTATTGGTTGCTCAAAGTCATACTTAGCTTCAGCGAATCTTTCATTTGCAATTTCTCTTCTTGTAGCTTTATCAGAAGTTACAAACTCTTCCATAGCTTTAAAGCTTGGCTTCTGTTTGTCTTCTTTCTCTTTGCCAGTGTCTAAATGCCCAAACTTATGTATTCTAACAAGGTCGAAAGCGTTACAAAGTCGTCCTCCTGCTGGGTCTGTTCCGTGATGAGAATATAGAAACATATCATCATAGACAATAGCGCCAGCAGCAGTAGAACCTTTAATATAAGTATATCGATTCTCTCCAGCTTCTTCATATATATCAGATAGAAATGTTTCAATAGCATCTTGGATTGTATGAGTACGACAAAATGCTCCAATGATACCTTTCTTTTCAGTTGGGTCTCCTTGCTTTTCAATAGCAGCTGTTATAGCTTCTGTTTGTGAAGCAGAACGTGGCCACTCTTCAACATTTTTCCAATCTGAATAAGTAGCTAATACTTCATCTGCATCTAAGAATGGTCCATCTTGTATTTCATAATAGAACTCAGCATCACATGATATTGATGGCCAGAACATAAGTCGATTGACTTCATAAGTTGATTGGTCAAACAACTCTATATTCATATCTCCAGCTACTCGTCTGGCAATAGGTTCATATTCTTCAGCTGATACTTCTCTCGACAGTGGTATTATCAAACGATGTCTTGGTTTTTCTGGTGATGACTTATGTGTTGAATGTATAAATGCTGCACATCCATATAGCATTGTGAAGTCCCACCAAAAATTATCATGAGAGAAGTCAATATCAAGTGTAAGAAGCTGCCTATATTTGACAGATTCTTTTTTACGTTTTCCATTAAGCAGTGAACCTCCTACGAATCCACCTACATCCTTGATACGACCTTGTTCAGCTTTGCTCGCAGCTATAAACTGCTTATATGTCTCTCCAGTTACAATTGGTTCTGATAGCCTTTGTACGAGTTTAGACCATAATATTGATTTATTCTTCCAAACTCTACTATCAAAAGCTAATCCTGTGGCAATATCAAGTTTTCCATCATATTGTAAATTAAACTCAGCCATAATTAATCTTTCTGGTAATATTTAGAAGTAAATCCAGCTGCATTCAGTGGTAAGTCTGATGCCCAATCTGGTGCTTTGCTCATTATTTTAATCATGTTATCAAGATGCTCTTCAGCATGTCCGTCATCAGGAACTTCCGCAATTGCTTCATCATGCACGTGCATAGTTATACCATAACCAGCAGCTTCAAGATTCTTCATTGCATATCCAAGTAAATCACGTGAAATAGCTTGTACAATGTTCTCAGTCAATTTTCCACCATAAGTGTCAATCTGTCCCCAAGCTTTTGTTTCCTGATTGAGTCCTTCATAATATAGCAAATTTGACAATCTTCTGCCGACCATTTTCTGTTTGAATGTTGGATGATAGTAGAACAAACTACGGCCAGAAGGCAACTGTATTGTGAAGAACTCTCCATTACAATTGAATACAAGATTGCGAGGAGTACCAACTACTCGTCTTCTATATTTAACTGCTTCATGAGCACATCGTTCAATCTCAGACCATAATGCAACTATCTTTGGGTCTGCATCACGCCAAAGTTTTACAATGTGCATCATTTCATTATCACTCATGCCCATTTTATCACCGCCCATTCGTTTCATTGCGCCTAATGAACCACCATAACCAAGAGCAAGCTCAGCATTCTTAGCTTTTGCTCTTAAATCAGAGCCTTTTGTTATAGATTCAATAGGAACATTGAACATACGAGCTCCAGCGGCTTCATAGATTTTGCCATCACCTCTAAATACATTCATACGCCATTCTTCATCGGCCAACCAAGAGACTACGCGTGCCTCAATAGCAGAGAAGTCAGCAACACAGTATGTCATGCCATCTGGAGCGATAAGAGCTGTTCTAACAAGCTGTGAGAGAATGTCAGATACATCTCCATACAACATATCAACTGTTTCCCAGTCACGCTCACGTATTAAGTTACGCGGTGTATCAATGTCAGAAGTATGGTTTTTAGAAAGATTCTGTAACTGCAACAAACGTCCAGCCCATCGTCCAGTTCTATTTGCTCCGTAGAATTGAAATGTACCACGAACTCTGTTGTCACTCATTGCACAATTCAACATTGCATAATACTTTTTAACAGAAGAACGTCCAAGCTTTTGTCTGTTTTCAAGAACAGTAGTAAGCTCATCATCCATGTGCACAGCTTCAAGTTGTAAAAGCATTTTAATAGCATCAGCAGCCATTGATTGATTATCTGGGTCGTAGAACTGACCATTTGCTGTTTTTAGATAATCCTTATCTTTCTGTGTCAAGTTGGCTTCAACTATATCTGCTTTATATGTACAATACCATTTTTTCAATTGAGCAACTGAATTTGGATTCTCAAGTCCAGTAATCTCTTTTGATTGTTTCAAAAGCATTTCTGTATACACTCCATCAACAGCAATTGCTGACTGAGCAAGTTCCATATCAACAAGAATGCCTCTGTCATTAATTGTTTGGTCTAATATATACATTGACCTCTCAAATTCAGGAATTTCATAACAAGCAAGAAGATTATAAATCTCGCGTTCAGAAAGCACGTCATACTTGTTATATTCCTTATACATTTCCCATTTTTCAGGCGCATCCCATGGATAGTTTCTGTTCCTAAAGCCATTAATCTTAGTTGGCTTACAAGGACATGAGAAATACTTAATAAGAGCTTTTCCTGTATCAAGTTTCTTGTCTTGTAAATCAAGAACTTTTGAAACTTGGTCCAGTCCAAGAGGTAAGCCACAATATGCTGACTTCACAAGTGTACAGTACCAATTTTCAACAGGAATATCATATCCTATTCGTCTAAATGCTGTACGTTCAAATACTGCATTGTGTGCATGTTTTTTAATACTCTCATCAAACAATGCATCAACAAAATCTTCTGGTAATTCCTCACCTTGAGCAAGGTCAATCACTGTAACATCTTCATCATCAAAAGCATAGCCGACAATAAGTATCTCAAAATCTGGTGATTCTATATACTTATATGAGCCACACGTCTTAATGTCAACTGATGAATATGTTTCAATATCGATAAACAAATCAGAGTGTCTCATTTCCAACTACATATAATTGGTTAATATCTGAATTGTTGTCTCTTACATACTCTGCGCACTCATCTTCTGTGCCAGAGAAAACTACTTGCTCAGCAAGCATACTGTAAACTCTTTTGTCCATAAATCTGCTTATATTAAAAATGAATAAAATAATAGTGGACCTGGAAAGAGTCGAACTTCCTCAAAACAGATAGTAATATGGCAGTATGAAAGCAGTTATGGAATTGCCCTCTGTTTATGCACCGCTTACATTACAGGTCCAAGTAAAAAGTTAGGAGGTGAGCAATAGGACTTTAAGCCTGTTTTCTCACGACCACCGTTCGCTTATCCGTGTACGTCTGGACAAAAGCTCACACTCCTAACAAATGAAATCAAGCAGATTTACATGAGGTCATCGTCCCACTGATTTTCACCACCGAAGTCCTCCTCAGCAGTTGAACCACCAGCGAGCATCTCACCATCCTCGAGCTTCTGCAAGTTCTGAAGTCCAGCAGCAATGCCTTTAGACTGAACATTGAAAGCATAGAAGTTGATTGATGCACGGCCATAGCAACCAGAGTAGAACTCCTCCTGTGACATGATAGGATTGAGGTCCTTGTCAACTACAGTTGGCTTACGAGTAGAGTTAGCATTGATGAACATCATGCCTTCATAAGCTGGGTCATCACTGCGCTCTTCATCACCATCACGAAGAGGAAGCTTAATGGTAGAAGGAATCTTGCCATTCTTGTCTGCAAGCTTAGACTTACCAGCAGTCTTAGCTGCCTCAACTGCATTGCGAATAGCCTCGAGAGTCTTTGTATCAGACTTCGGAATAAGAATACAGATGTTGTACTTCGGAGTATCTCCATCGTTAAGAGCTGTGGGCTCAAACACATTTACGTAGCAGAAGCGAACTTTGCCTGTTACTACTTTTGTTGAATTTTCTGGCATAATTGTTTAAATTTAAATGTTATTACTTGGGTTACTTGAAATCTTTAATTGCATCTTCGATGCCAAGAGCTGGACGCTTATCATCAGCTGAAACAAGAGTTGGCTTACCTTGTGGTTTAATGATAACTTCAGAGAGGGCTTCAGCAACTTTCTTCTTGCCATAAAGCTTTTCAATATCTGATATTGTTTTAAGCTTCATTGTATATATCTCATCTTCTGATGCTTCAGGGAATTTTGAGAATATTGTTTCAGCTATCTTCTCTTCGTCATCAATCCATTTACGTCTGCTTGTGCCTTCTACGAGCTTAAAGCCAGGCCAGATTTTCTTGTTCTCGATTGCTTGTTTAAGAGCATATTCCTTGACACTGTTTGCCCATTCAACAAGCTGCTCTACTCGAGTAAGAACATCTGCAACTTCTTCATCAGTCATCAACTCAGGGTCTGCAAATTCATACATTGCCAACTCTAATTGCTTTTCTGCTAAAGCTTTACATTTATTCTTCAATGAACAGAATTTGCACCAATCACCTGACTTTAATTCACCTTTGCCTTCAAATGCTAATTTAGCAGCTGGCTTAAGTTCATTAATAGCCCAGTCGAGAAGGTCTTCAACTGATATTTCCCATGTAGAGATATTGTTTATGCGTGGCTGAACAATTGTCAACTTTACACTTTTAATATCGAACAGAGTGTCATACTTACGCAGAGCACCAAGTCCATAAAGCATAAGTTGCTTATTGTGAGTTGCATATACAGGAACACCTTTTCCGTACTTCAAATCAATGACTTCCATGATGTCATCGTTGATAATCACGCAGTCAGCAGTTCCGAAACTCTCTGGCACATATTCAGTTAAATCAAGAACTTGCTCAATTTCTGTAGTTGCCATTGGATTGACCTCTCGTGCTGCTCGTGTCTCTGTGGCCACATAGTCAACATAAATAGGTACAACCTCAAGCATTTCAGCATCAAACAGCTCATGAGCCATAATTCGCTCAAGTCCAGCATCAAACTCATCAGCTGGTATGTCTTCGAGCACATCATGACGAATGTACAACTCAGACATTTCATGTGCAAGTGTTCCCTCTTGTGCATAAACTGAAGTCTCACGAACTCCAAATTTATCTTCAAGACGTGCGGATGGCGTACAATTTAACCACCTACTTGCACCTGAAGCACTAAGCAGAGCATGCTCTCTTTCGCTATGCTGCTTTGGAGCATTCTTGCTTTTTGGCTGTTTTGTTGATGATGTTGTTGCCATTAGTCAAGAGAGTTGAGGTAATCAAGCATTTCCTGATACTTAGCAGGGTCAAGCTTAGTTACTGACGGAGCACCGAACTCGTCAAGCTTGTCCTTAATCTCAGCACGATGGTTAGCAACCTTAGAAGCAAGTGCCTTACGCACGTCTTCAATAGATACTTCAGCCTTATCTTCTGCAGGCTTTTCAGCTGGCTTAGCAGGAGCTGAAGCAGGTTTAGCTGCTGGTGCTGCTGGTTTAGCAGGAGCTGGAGCAGGCTTAGCTGCAGATGCTGCTGGCTTTGATGAATTAGAAACTAAAGATGCTACAAAGTTCTTCACATCTTCTGACAGATTAAGCTCTACGCTTACTTCAATTTTGATAGGTTCCATAATTTAATTACTTTTAATTAATGAATCAATATGTGATATAAAATCATCAATCGAAATGCTTTTGGGACTTGTAAGCTCTTGTGCTACAACTTGTGAGCCTTTTGTAAGTGTCATATACACTCCATTGTAATTGAGCTTTACTTTATATTCTCCACGCGTCATGATAACACAGCCGTCTTCATGTCCACCTTTCCATTCACCAAAAGTGAACAAATCTTGAATAAGTACACCAGCGAGTTTAGCAAGTACTTCAATTTGCTGAGTGTCTAAATAAGCTTCGCCTTTGAGTACTCGGTTCAGTGCAAGTGTCTTATAGCGCACATGTGGAAACAGAGCCTCTGCGACTTCATTAACATCGAGCTTGTAGTGCTCAATGACTTTGTTGATGTCGAATGTTTGTCCCATATTATACATTTTTATTATTTAATTTTCTTGCTGCAAAAGTACTGTTTTATTTTGACACAGAAAAATTTTTTTAGTGAAAAATATAAAATTATTTGTTAAAAGATGTTAATAAACAAAAGTAAACAACATAAACAATTCATTGTTTCTCTCTAAGCCGTTGAAAATCAGCGCTTTATAGCAAAATAAACAATGTAAACAATAATTTCTTATAATTCGGAGGCTTTAATTTCAAGAATTTATAAAATGTAAAATTCTAAAAGCTAAATATAGAATATAGGAAATTATTGTTTCAATTGTTTATTGTTTCCAGCATTATTTGTAAATTTGGATATATTCAAGATTCTTTATTTCAGTATTTGGATTTTTAGAAACAACATCAACTGACTTTGTTTTATATCCAAATAGCCAAATTGGTAATTTGATACCAATGAATCTCTTCTTAACAAAGCTCTCTGCTATTAAAAGCTCTTCTCGATTTATGATATTCAAGTTGATAGTATCATTTGCTAAATAACCGTGTACCGATGTCCATTTAGAATCATAATTGATTTGTTTCACAGTGTCAATTGGTACAACTCTATCTTTGTAAATAATTGAATCTTTGACAGGAGTCTTGATGTCAGTTGTTGTAGTAGCATTTATAGAAGTTGTGGCTGAGAGCTTATCAGCTTTAAGCTTCTTAATCAAAGCAGCATCTTCTTCTCGATATCTCTTATAATCTGATAATGAAAGCTCAAGTACATTGATTTTAGCTACATTGAGGCTATCAGCAACTTTATAGGTTTGCATTGAATCTAATAACACTGCTTGGTTATTAGTCAATCGCTTGTTTTCTCTTTGTAAATTACCTATATATTTAGCAGAAAAAATAGATAAAGCTATGAAGATAACTATCACTAAAAAATTTAATACATTTTTGTTCATAACAAACTGAGCTATTTTGAGCGCTCTGGTCGCGCTTAATTATTTTCCTTTATTATTAATCGCTAAAAAGCTCCAGACGCGACCAGGCTAAACTGGAGCGTTCTGGAGCGATTTTAAACTGCTAATAGTTAAGCAAATTGACCCTTATCAGTCGAGTTATAAACCCATCCATCAGCAGTGTAGTCATAAGATACAGTTTCTGTACCAGCTGCATCAGTGTAAGTAAGACAAATACCTTCACCAACACCTTCACCTTTGTAGGTTACTACATACAGGTGCTTCTGCTTACCTGTAATTTTGACAATCTTGTCGCCGACCTGAAGGCTGTCAAGAATTTCTCCATCAATCTCGGTGATGTTTGTTACTTCAGTAGGAACGCTTGAACCTACAAGCTGGACAAGGATTTCCTTAAGTGCTCCTTCGCCATCAATCTGGTCGCCTGTTGCAAACTTGCTCAGCAAATAATCAATTTGTTCTTTACTCATAATTGTACAATTTTAAGTTAATAACTAGTGTTCCGAAGAACTTATATAATTCATTATTCCATTCAAATGAAGTTGAACTATAGCATCTTTCCCTTCTTTAGATAGCAGAAAGGCTACATCTTCTTTATTATCTTGAAACAGATTTTCAGTAAGAACTGCAGCACAGTTTGTATCTCTACAGATTGCAAGGTTCTGCACCCAATACTTCTCAGGTGGAACTGAACGATTGCCTTTTAGGTTGAGTGCCTCTGCTTGTTCATATAAAAGCTTTGCGAGCTTTTTGCTTCTACTACTTGCATTCTTAGCAACTCTTACACTAAAGCCTCTCGCATTATGCCATTTGCCATCATTTGGTGGACAAGCATCAAGATGAATACTTACAACACAACAATTCTGAGCTCCAAACTCTTTACAGATTGTATTAACTCTGGAGACGCGTGTATTTAGTGGCACATCGTTCTCTTCGGTTACGATTCTTATTGCTGTTATGCCTTTTTCTTTAAGTTTATGTTCAAGCAAAGAAGCAATTTCGCGAGCATAGGAATACTCGCGAATCTGCTTGTCTGGAGAACATTTGCCAGGAGTATTGGCTCCATGGCCATTGTCTATTAGTACTATCATTATTTCTTTCTAACTTTTAGTCTTACTTTCCAGCTTATAGAATCACCTTCAGAGAGTTCAATCTGACTATTTTCTGGTATATTGCTAAAATAAGCTTTTCCAGCTATAGTAACGATAAGGTTAAATGAACTACTCATAAGCTTGTTTCCAAGTCCGTAATCTAAATCACACTCAGTGTCAACAATATAGTCGCCATTTTCTATTCTTAAAGCATTTATTCTATTGTCACCGTTACTTGGAACCACACCAGTGTTATTAAATGTATAGAAACCACGTTTAGATTGTGAGCCTATAAATCTAAAACCTGTCATTTCTTTAACATTCATACCAGTAATAGAATTGCTACCGTAGACAATTATATCTTCTAACGCTACAAGCTCTGTATATACATCACAATAATCTTTTGTGATTTCAACATGGAATTTTTGTTGAACAATTTCTCGCCCAGTTCCATCTTCTTTACAAGTATTATATCCTTGTACATTATTTATAACATCTATTGTACAAATATTACCTCTTATGCCTATGTCTCCTATATTAACAAGCTTACCATCAACTCTTACTGTATTACTGATTTCTCTCATTGTTGCAGATGAACCAGAAGCTGAGTCTCCATATGCATGAGCACCACCAGTATGCCACTTAGCCATAGTTGGATTATCACCATCAGCATTGTTTACTGCTCCAACTATCACAGCAAGCATAATAGCATCAGAAGTACTCAAACCATTTATTCCTACGGTGTCGTCGACATAACTTGTTCTTTCTGTTATGTATTTTGCTCCTCTTGGCTTTCTACCAACACTATAAAAATCAAAAAACTTATTTGTAACTGCGCTATGCGTTTTATTTGCAAAAGACAATACTGAATCATAAGTATCATCCATGCGTCTGCTGATAGAAATCCAGCTTGCATTATGGTCTGCTCCTGGTAACACGTTACCAAAGTCAAATCTTGATATGCATAACTCTCTTGAGGCTTTTATTTCATCATCTAATTTTTGGTTTGTTGGTTCTAAAGAAATATAAGCTTCAATTTTAGGATTCTTATTCAAGCTACGAGCATCACTGAGAATCGCGCTATTCTGAGGAGACACACTGTGTGTAGAAGATGTGAAAACAGCATATAGTGATACTCCGTTCTGAGAATATTTAAATACTTCTCCTATTGTTGCGGCTCTAGCATTGGCAAATAATATAACATTATCACTACTGTCTCTAATGACAATAGTTGCAATAGAACCATCCCATGTAAAATAATTAAAACGATAGCCTTCTTGCAATCCAGTAACATAAAGTTCTTCAAGACATGCGTTCAGTGATGCATTATCTGTATAAAAAGCTTCTCCACCTCCATTTTGTTCAGAAGCTTTATATAATAGAATATTAGGGCTCTTTCCTATATTAAATGCATCATCAAGTGCATTTGTTCTCTGCGGAGCAATGCTATATGTTGATGTAGTTAAAACAACATATATTTTTACGCTGTTGCGTTCAAATTTAGATACTTCTCCAGCAGTAGCAGATACATTGTTTACAAAAACAACATCGTTTCCATTGCTGTCTTTAACAACTATCGTAATCTTAGAACCATTCCAAGTAAACCAGTTAAAATAATAACCATCTTGCCAACCTTCGATATAAAGTTCTTTAATGCAGTTATTTACACCTCTTGTATCTGTGAAGCGCGTTTTATAAAGAGCATTATATACAGCTCCTCCTTGAACAGGATTTTCGCTATTTTCTATAATAGTTGCATCTGTTTCTACCTTCAAATTTTTTATAATATAAGCTTCAATAGTTGGATTCTTGCTTATATTATGAGCACTTTCTAAAATATTAGAAACTTGAGGAGATATATCATATGTAGAAGATGTGAAAACAGCATATAGAGATACTCCGTTTTGAGAATGCTTAAATACTTCTCCTACTGTTGCAGCTTTAGCATTGGCAAATAATACATCATCACCGTTACTGTTTTTAATAACAATACTTGTAACAGAACCGTTCCAGGTAAAATAATTAAAATAAAAGCCTTCTTGCCAACCATCGATATAAAGTTCTTTAACACAATTGTTTACACCAGCTGTACTGGTTGGTATAAATTTTATGTTATCAATCTGATTTTTATCTTGAGAATTAAGAAGACCAGCTTTCTGATTTGTAGCAGAAGGAATAACAATAGTATCAATGATTTGTATCTCTGGGTCTTGAGGAGTGCCATTATTTTTATTAAGGGCTATTGATAATTCAGTAGACTGAACACCAGAACCAGTAACATCCGCCAGTTCAAGTTTATCAAATTCGCCATTGAAATCTTGTCTTGCTTGTCCTATCTCCCGTGTTATTCTTTGACCTAATTGTTGTTCAGCATTTTGAGCTCTTTCTCTTTCTGTATTAATGCCTTGCTGTAAAGTGCTATCACCATTCTGGCGTTGAGAAGCTTCAGTTTCTGTTGCTCCATTTAGCTCATCTACTATATCAAGTAGAGATTGCTGCAATACAGGGCCTGTAATCTCTTGATTATCATTAGCCTTAATAGCAGCGCGGATTCTATTTTTTAATGCAGTTGTATCAGCCATAGTTGTTTACAGTTTAAAATATTCACGAATATTGAACATCTTATCCTTGTCACAAAGTTTGTTAAGAGCAAGTTTGTAGACAAGCTTAAAGAGAATTTCACGATTGCCATTGTTCAGGTCTTGCATACCAAGATAGCTCATCAGTGTCTCTGCATCATCTGAACAAATCATTTGCATCGTTACATAGAGAGCTTCCTGATTATAGTGAGGCTCATCCTGCATCGGCAGACCAAGATTTGTCATCATTCCCTCCCAAGCAGTACGATTCCACAAAGGCTTTGGTTGCATATTGGCAACAATTTGTTCAGCTTCTTTGGCTGTCAAGTAGTTACACCACTTAACTGCTTGCAAAGTGTCCAAATATTCACGTGCCCACTGTGGATAACTCTCAATAAAACGATTCATCATGCTCTTAACTACTTGGCCAAGAACATGCATCTTCTCAGGGTCTTCTGAATTGACTATATAGTCGTACAGTTTCAAAAATTCTTCTTTCATAACTACTTGAGTTTATTTAATATCTGGTTCAGAAGCTTGTTAGTCTCAGCATTACCATCCTCAAGCTTCTTTATACGATTTTCTAATTCTTGCTTCTCGGCGTATTTGGTATCAAGAAGTCCAATAAGAGCCTTACAGTCATCGATACGCTTTTTGTTACGCGGCACTTCTGTTTCTACATTCTTGATATAGTCCTCACTACGCTTACATGTAGCATGGAGCTCACGAATGATTGGCTCTTTGTCAGTTGTAATAAGCGAAATAGCTCCTGGCTTTTCAGTTGGGAACATATAAGCTGTTACATCTACTGCATCAGTATAGTTCTTACCATCAAGACTATAAGTCACATCAACTACAGTTTTTGGTGCCTGTGAAAAATTTGGTACTTGGCCATTCTTAAAATCAGGCATATCTACTCGTTGCTGTCCGACTGTTACAATTGAACCTTCAACGTAGTTCAGCTCATCTGGATTTTTTATAAGAGCATAAATAATGCTTCCAGGTGTGAGGTCCTTAAATAAAATAAAGTTATTCATCTTCTATCCTCCGAATTTTATATGTTAATGAGCTCCGAGAAGGGCTGCAGGCGAAGCCATACAACCCCCTCGGAGGATGATTTAGCCATTGTTCTGAGAAGCAACCTTAGTACCACCACTGTAAGTATTGATAAACTGCTGCATCTCCCACTCCAGATGCTTGAACTGGCCTTCAAGCACGTTGAAACGAGCCTGGTCACCCTGCTGAGTACGCAACAGGTCAAGTTCGGTCTGTAGACGTGTCTTCTCAGCCACAACATCCTGATAGCGAGAGTTCTCCCATGCCTGGCGGAACGATGCGAGCTCTGCACGAGTAAAGCCATTCTCAACACGCTGAGAGTCCTTGAGCTCGTTGGTCTGATTGATAGTCTCGATACGACCCTGATAGCCCTGCTCCAGAATCTGTGTCTTAAGACCACAGCAACAATCCTTGAGCTGCTGAACCAAGTTCAGGTTGCCAAGATTGATGGCGTTGGTTACACCAGCAAAGCCCATACCATTCTGAGCACCAACCTGGAAAATAGCATCCTTGACATTGCTGATAGCAGCAGAAAGGGCGTTGTAGTTAACACCAAGGTTCTGCGACAACTGGCTAATAGCAAAGGTGTTACCCTGGATAGCCTCACGAGCCCACTGGTTGTTATTGTTATCGTTAATCTGCGCCTGGAGGCTGTTCAGCTTGTTCTGGGTCTCAATGTCGAGAGCAGCTGCACCAGGACCGACACCACCACGGTTGCCAAAGCCCCAATTGCCGCCACCGAAGAGAGCGAGCATAACCAGATACATCCACGGATTGTTATTCATCATAGCCATTGCAGTAGCCGTGTCTGTGTTACTGCCACCTCCAACAACAGGCAGAATGTTGATTCCTTCTTTTTCGTTCATTTTTACAAATGTTTTAAGTTGTTAAACAATTAAATAAATTATCTCTAAGACTTATGGCCACAGTCTTCATTTTTGTGTACTTCTATGCTTGTTTCGCCTTTTTGAAATTTAACTTTGTAGCCGAGTTCCAAAGCACGATAAGCATAAAGTAAAGTAGGAAATAGCAAAAGTTCACCAATAGCGGTTAACACTGAGCCATCAATGACTCCCATAGGTGGGACAAAGAAACCGCCAATTATTAAGCCCACCGATACAAAAAAGCATATCACGAATGTAAACCGTGAGAGCCAAAAGCTTCTTGTACCATCTGTTTTTTCTGCTTTAATTCCCATAACAGCTCCTTTCTTTTACTCTTTGTCAAAATCATCATTGTAATCATTATTGTAATCACCGCCAAGCTTATCAGGTACAAAACCTCCAAGATTAACGATTACACTATCTGTTTCAAATTCACAATTGACTGATGCTAAGTCTCCTTGTGTCTGCCATTCAGCTTCCATTTCAAAGGACATTGCGTCATATTCTTCGTCAAGGCTACGAATAAGCTTATTGTCACAAAGGCGTATAAGCCTCATAGCATCACAAATAAACTCAGGTACAACAGTATTAAACTTATATATCTTTTTGCTTACTTGACTTTCTATGAAAACGTAGCCTAAGCGCTTAGTACTTTCTTCTTCGAAACTATATTCTGGTTTACCAAGTTCTGACTTAAGAAGTAATTTGAAATGAAAATTATTAGTAAAAGCAACTATTCCATTTTTTATACTAAAATCTCCTGATTCATTCCAATATTCTATTTCAATAAGGTCGTGCGTAACTTCAGTGAAGCAAAACACTTCAGAATAATAAGCCCAAATATCATTATCAGATGCTATTTTAATATAATACAAACCTTCTGATAAATTTGTAAAAATAGCTTTGTTAGAATTATATGATGCAACTTTATAGCCTTTATATGCATTGAGCATAAATCCATTATTTACTAAACTTGAAATTACATTACTACTAATTAAACTATCAGTTTTTGCATCATATAAATAAGCAGATAATGAATCTGTATCTATATAATCACTAATTTTTGGATTTTTATTGAGACTAAGAGCATCTTCAAGAATACTTGAATTTTGAGGTGAAATATTATGTGTAGATGATGTAAAAATAGCATATAAAGTTACACCATTTTGTGTATACTTAAATACTTCTCCGATAGTTGCTGACCTACCATTTACAAAGAGTATAACGTTATCATTGCTATCTTTTATAACAATAGTTGCAACACTCCCATTCCATGTAAAATAACTAAAGTGATAACCAGTTTGAAAACCGTTTATATAAAGTTCTTCAAGACAAGCATTTACACCGGAAGTACTTGTATATTGTGGATTATCTACATTTCCGCCAGCATTATTGATATGTGATAGGTAGCTCGGTATTATAAATTGAAAAGGCGGAAGTCTGTGGATTTTTGTAAATAGTGGAGAAATATGGCCATGGGCATAAGATTTACGATGAGATTGTTTAGCAATATCATCATAAAACTTAAGCGGAGATAGACAAACAGGATTAGCCATACTATTATTGATTATATCGCAAATATACAAAATAAATTTGAACCACGAAAGTATTTTAAAGTTTTTTACCAAATTTTAACTATTCTTATTCAGGTTCATATCTTAACTCTATTTTTGTCATATTTGTATCTAAGTTAGTTGATACTTCTTCAATATAGCCATTTCCTATTTCTGTTTTAATAAGCTGATTTATGTTTATACTTAATTGACTCGATGGAAATTCTATATCATGCTTCATACATTTTTTAATTCCTTTAACTCGCATTGCATCTGTTAGAATAAGCCCATCATATTCAATATTGTTTGCAGGCATATCAAACGTATAGTATCGCATAAGATAAAGCCATGAAGCTAAATAGTTCTGAGGTGTTGCACTATAACTACCATCACCCATTGGACCAATATACTCATCATCTTTAAATGCACTTGAACTAACAATAGGAACTTTACCATCAGAAGCTCTTGCAACAAGTAATGCAAACCCATCAGGATTAAACTTATCAGGACAATAAAGCATCAAATCAATATCAGAGCTAAATGTATCAGCATTGACATCTTCTGTTTTGTCTTTTTGTATATATTTAGATATTACATCAATACTGTTATTGCCAAATAAATCTGTGCAATCATCCATCCAAGCAAATTCATACCGTGAAGTCAATTCTGTTTTCTCAAACTCGGTATTTTGTTGACAATATAAAGCTTGTTTTTTATTAAACTTATCAAACTTCTGCGTTAAATCAAATTGCACAACTGGATTTGTATAACTCATTCCTTTTAAGAAATATGTTACATGCTCAATCCTAAATCTATTTTGGTCATCAATAAACCAATAACATTTAAAGCAATCTCTTAACATTTTCATAAGTTGCTCAAAAGTAAGCTCAGCTTTTTGTGCGGCTTGGTCATAATTACCTTTTAAAATATTTGATTTCGGAGCAATGTAGATTTTATAGCCATTTCTTGCAGTGTCCCAGCTAATAGGAGAAGTTCCACTATATAAAAATTGACTATAATCAGAAGTTCCTTCATGCGTAATATTTGGGTCAATTTTAGCAAGCATAGCAGATATTACATCTTCAAGAGCATAAGCATCTTTAAGAGTAAACTGCTTTCTAAACTTAGCTTCAAAATCTGTCACCCAGCTATCACCAAATGTAACCCATATACTCGTATTAGCCCAAGCACTTCTACTAACTGGAATAGGACGTCCGTATAAAAATGACATAGAGCCTAAGAAATTACTTGTAAAATATCTTCCATAATCATCCATTCCATATTTAGTAGGTTTTTCTGAAGTTGCAGCAACCTGATGCAATGTCAATCCTATAATGCCAATGCATTTTTTGTAGTTTGCACGTGTAAATGTAAAATCGTCATTCGGTATATCATACAATCTATACGTTTCTCCTCCAACTATTACTTCATCAATATCACTGATTACACGCGCGCAAATAGCATATTCAATAATATTATTACCAAGGCTAAATCGCTCTGGCTCTGGATTTTTCATTGGAATAGGTTGTTCAATTCTAACCATTATGTAAGTATCTTCTCCTGGTGACATCAAAAATCCATTTGTATTATTTGTACAAAATAGATGATATGATTGATATATCTTAGTACCTGTTCCATTTAAACCCGTATATATTTCAATTCTATATGCATCTCCGGCATAAACATAACTTGGAGATTCATCTGTACCTACATTTATTAAGCCATCTGACGTTCCATCAATAAGCATGTATGCCCATGGGTCACCTTCTTGTTGTGCAGTACCAGCATTACGAATTTTTGTAAATTTAATTGATGCTGGCATCGTATATACAGTCTCTTGACCATCTATCCAAACATGTACTTGTGAAGTTGCATTCCAAACACTTGAATTTTTATCAACAAGAAATGTTGTATTTATATCATAATTAAATCCTTCAAGATGTATTTCATATTTACTATCTCCAACTTTTGCAAAGTAATATTTATTCTTTAAAAGCTCATAATCATCAATAACTTCATTTACGTCATCTTCCCAATAAGTACCATTTGCAACTGTCGTTATATTATTTGCACCGGCTATATAAATCTGATATGCCATTCGTTTAGTTAAAGTAAGACGCGTAATAGCTGGTGCAAGTTTAATTATATCGTAAGTATTATCATATTTGTCAAGAATCTGTGAATATTTATCCTCTGGTGATAATTTCAACTGAACAGAATGTTTACATCTATCAAACTTACAATCAGTTTTATTAAAATTGTTTTTTGCAATATAGTTACCTTCTTTATCACAAACTATAAAAATAAGATTTTGTTCAAGATATGCTGATTCAACAAAGTTATAATCATCGCCAAATAATTTAGATGTTCCATTCAATGATTCACGAAAGAACATTTGACCATTTTCTTTTTTATTCTGTAGCTCTAACTTTTTATGATGAGATATTACTTCATATCCAACATAGAACCATATTCTTGCATCTTCTTGGCTATAATCTTTTGCTGGTGTATTAAAATTAACTTTTATCTCAGTCGTACCTGCTAAAAGTTCAAGAATTTTTCTTCCGCCAGTATATCTATAAGTATCTGACTTATGACCTAAAAGATTACCAGAATTATCATAACAAAGAACATCTATATTGTAGTACAAAATATCAGGAGCTAATACAAAAACAGGTTTGTAATTAACATTATTTGCTCTATTTCCTACAATCGAAAAACTTGTAGGAAAACCATAAGTATCTGCTACAACTTGTGATTCACCTGTACTTACATTATAAGAATAAGTAGAAAGCTTTGCATCCAAATTACTCTTTAGTACATAAAATTTATTCTTTGTTTCCATAATGCTTAATGAATAAAGCGTGTAACATTTTTTGTCTTTTCAATATATGAGCCATCATGTAAAGCATAATATTGCTTTTCACTGTTCTTCTTAAGAGCTCTAACATCTTCTTCAAGTTGTGATAAATCAACTAACTGCTGATTAACAAATATTGATTGCGCAAGCTGGTCACCAGTTCTAAAAGCTCCAATTATCTTATCTTCAAAAGTGCCTTTATTAATACTATCAACTATTTGCGGTAACATTTTATGATATTTACGAGTACTATGTTTATTGATAATAGCCATTGCTTCACCACCTTCAGCTCGCATATTCTTACCTTTTGAATTTCTTGTTTGCAAGTCTATATCATTGCCAGATGCGTGTGAGCCTCCTTCTAAGAACTCAAGACCGCCTTCTCCATATTCTTGTGATGCAGCTTTTGTTACTTGTGCAGCTTTAACTTTAGCGACTGCAAATGATGTCCACATAGCAGCAATAGCAGCAATAGCAAGTGCTGGACCTACAATAGGAATACTTGAGAATGAACTCCACAAGTTAGCTGAAGCTGTAATAAGAGATGAAGCTTGAACAACAGTATTGATTGCTTCTTGTCTACGCTGGGCTTCTTCAAGCATTTTTTGCTTAGCTGCTTGATTACGCTTTTCTTGTTGAAGTTCCTTCTTAGCAGTAGCTACATTATTTGCGTATCCGTTATTACGAGCTTCAATCTCAGCGTCATAAGCTTTTTGAGCTGCTTCTACTCGTTTCTCAGCAGCAGCAACAGCTTGTTCAGCTGCTTCTACTTCTGCATCAGCAATAGCTTTAATATTATCGAGTACAATACTAACAGCTTCTTCAAGTGCTTCAATCTGGTCATCATCAAATCCAAGCTTAGTGAGCAATGCTCCACCAAATCCTTTTTCTGATATAAGATTCATGAAGTTACCAGCTTCATCAATCTCCCTTTGAAGCTTTTTAATAGTAGCTTCTGCTTCTTTAATCTGTGCATCAGACCAATCTAAAGCTCCTTCTTTTGCAAGCTTAAGCATTTCCTTCCATCGGTCTTGTTCAGCTTTAAGCTTAAAGATTGTTATTTCATTTTCATTTCGCTTTACAATATTGAACTCAGCTTCTGCAGCTTTTTGGGCTTGGTCAAAATTGCTCATTTGAGTTTGACCTTTAATCTGAGCACCACGTTTATTAAACTGAGCATTTATTTCAGATTCACTTTGGCGCTCTTCAGCTGGCTTAAGTCTATTTTGTGCAAGAGCTAACTGACGTGCAACTTCATTTTGATTTAGTAATATAGCAAGTTCTTCATCAGAGCCTTTCTTTACAAGTTCAAGCTGAGCTTCAATGCTCTTAGCTTTCATATTGTAAATGATATTATCATATTCAGCAATGATACGCTCACGTTCTCTTTGGAACTTAGCTATTTCTTCAGGAGACATTGAGCCAGTTACTACAACTTCACCACCTTCTTCTGTAGCTCCTTTAGTTGTATATAAACTTTCTTGCTCTTCAAGTTGTTGTAATCTTAATTGCTTTTCTTTTTCAATGTCTTCAGCTATATCATCAAGCCTCCATTGCATTACTTGACGAAGCTTTTTATTTCTATCAACCTCATACTCATATTGTAAGTTGGTCAAATCTATTTCAAGCTTCCTTCTTGTATTTTCAATGATAGCTCCGATTTCTTTCTGCTGTTGTTCAATTTGTTCTCTTTGCTCAGCAGTTAGAGGCTTAAATTTATTATCAGGATTTGTCAAAAAAGTTTGATTTTTACGGAACTTTTCCTGCATCTCTCTGATAGTCTGATTTGCTTGGTCAGTAGCCTCAATACGGCGTTTCTCAAATTCATTTCGCTGCAATTCAGAAAGACTCAATTCATACTTTTTACGTATAGAAAGGTCATTACGCCATATTTGGTCTGTAAGGTCACGCTGACGTGGTCCTTTAGGTTCCTTTTTAGTCTTATGTTTAGAATCAATACCAGCAGCTTTTAAAGCAGCATCAGATTCTGCTGTAATAGCTTCTGCCATTCTGAAATATTGGTCAGCAGCATCATTAGCAGCTTTAGCTTCTTCTTTAAGGTTACGTATTCTACTTTGCTTATTAGCTTCTGCTATATCTTCAAATTCACCTGGTCGTAGTCCAGCTTGTGAAGCTCCTGCTTGTGCTGTACCTGCTACAAGCTTATCTTGCCAATTTGGTCCTTTTGCAGCTTCTGCTTCAGCTTCTGCTTCTTTTATAAGAGCTTCTTCATATTTATCAGCTGCAAGCTTCATAGCTGCAGCAGCTTTAGCACGAGCTTTGAGTGCATTAACCATAACTTCAGTATGGTCTGCAAATATATTTTCTGCATCTGATACATTTCTAACAGATACATCGAGTTGGTCAAAAGCAGTTTTATTATCTAAAATCCACTGCTTTCTTTCTTTATCATTTGTAAGATTTTTCCATTCATTCGATAGTTTCTTTAATTCTGTAATATTTTTACCGTATGAGCCATTTGTTTTATCAAGTTCTTCGACCATGTTATCCATAGCTTCTGTGAACTTAATTGCTGCTGCTCTGCCTTTAATAGCTTTACTAATCCAATCGAGAATTTCCTTGCCATGCATTGACAAAGCAGTAAGACACAAGATAAGAGCTGTTTGCCAACTGAAAATTGCTCCTGTTATAGTCTTAACAACAGACGTTGTAGCTTTACCTTCTGCTGCAAGAAGCTTATTCCTCTGGCGCACTCTGTCAATTTCATCAATAAGAACTGGAATATTATTAGAAATAGCCAAGAAGAATGTATTCATTCCCATAGTAGCGGATGGCAATTCACGAATGACTTGGTTCATCGCATTACCAAGTCCATTCCATGCAAGTTTATAATTACCAACTGACAATCTATGATTACCAGTAGCTTCTTGCATTCTTATCATCTGCTTATACAGATTCAAAGTTTGTTCTTCTAAGTCTTTTCCTGCAGCAGTCGCATATCGCTCTTCATGCGACATAGCATTAAGCTTTATTTTATTAAGCTCATACTGTGCAGCAAGCTGATTATATGAACCAACCTCAGAAGTATTTATTCTAGCCGTAAGCTTAGCAATCTGATTAGCTTCTCGTGTTTTCTGGTTTAGTTCTTGTAATTGAACATTAGCCTCACTTGAAGCTTTCATGTATTTCTCGGTTGCTCTTGCTATTTCATCAACTGGAGGCTTAGCTTCTTTATGAGTTGACGTTAAATCACGAATTTGTCGCTTTAGCTCTATAAGTTTCTGGCCTTCTTCACTACGCAAGAAGTTCAATCGCTGTTCAGCTCTTTGTACTTCAGATAAGCTTTGAACATGCAGCTTAAGTTGTCCATCAAGCTCAGCTAATCGTGACTTCATTGAAAGAATATTTTCAAGGGTCTCTGTACCCATAGCACCTTTTCTCTCGGTCTCACTGAGAGCTTTCCACAGTGCTATTTGTTCTTTCAATTCAGACTTCAGTTTATCATAAGAGCCAATGAGAGCTTGTGATTGAGCTCGCATTTCAACAGACATCTTGTTATAAGAAGTCGTCTGTGATTTAAGCCAAGCAACTTCTTTACCTGTATCTGACATTGCAAACTTGAGCTCTTTCTGTGCACGAGTTAGCCTATTAGCAGCAATTGTTGCTTCATCAATTTCTGCTCGGCCTTCAGACGTAGCTGTGCTCATTGACTTGATGCTGTTTACTATATCCTTAGCACCAGTTTTAATTACTTCAAGCATAGCTCCATAAGTCTTATTGAGCTCATCAAGTTGAGCAATAAGATTCTTAATGGAATCATCTGGACTTATAAGGTCCTCGTACTTAATTTTACTCTCATCCATAATTTCTAAGTTCTATTTGTTCGCTTATATGCTTTTTTCTCTGCTTCAGCTTGCTTCTGCAAATTTGTAAGAGTGTTGTAAAACTCTAAAACAGTCATGTTTTTAGCATTCAATCCTGTCTTCTGACTTATAATCATGCATGCACTCTCAAACTGTTTATCATACTTAATTTCCTGTGAATCTTTACCAATAAAGCTTTTAGGCTTGTGCAAGCTAAAAAGGAACTTGTCTATTTCAGCTATTTCAGATGCTTTATCTGTATCTTCTGCAATCTCTTGAAGCTGTAAGATAAGCTTCATTTTTAACTTGCTGTAAGCCTCTTTTTCTTTTGCACTGTCAAACTCACTTGGGAAGTATGTCTCTAATTCGGTTGAAAGTTTTTTTTTGAGCCCTGCAAGAATATCTAATAATAATCCATGAGGCATCTCATTCAAATAATCAATCAGCTCTTGTAAATTAGTATCCGAAAGGTCATTCTGCTCTTTGCCATCGATGCTATGTATAAGAGCAGCAAATGCCAAATGTTTTGGTGAAACATTACTAACAATCATGTGCAAGTTCTGTCTCATATTCTGTAGCTCTAACATAGCTTGTTTCTTATCGCCAGAATTTATAAATCTTGCAATGTTTACAATATGGCTGTCTACAGAATCTACATCTGAGCCTAATCCAGAATCAATAAGAACACACTTATTGTATTTCTGGAAGTTGACTATAGGTAGCTCATCAATGCTATCATATAGCTTTATTATGTGTCCTTTAATTGTTACTACTTTCATACTTTGGGATTTTTTATAGTAAATATCTTGTTATCGGAGGTGCGCAGAGCAGAACTAATAAATGTGGTTCATAACCAAAAGCCCAAAGGCTTAGTGCTACAAACAAGCAAATCCAAAAACTCAAACAGAAATCACATTCTAGCATATCAGCTACAATTGAAATTCCTATTTTGTCATTCCAATCTCTGAATTTTGTCCTAAGACCAGTTTTGCCTAAGAACAAAATTATAAATGTTGCAACTAAAGCAACAACTATGGCTTGATATAACGTTGACATAATTCTCTTGTTGTCATTTCAAATTCAAAACGAAGACCAGCATAAGGATGCATAAAGAATTGTTTATCAATTGCTTGTATGCCTTCTCCTTTATAAGAGTAGTTATTATAAATCTTCTCGAGAGCATATCCTTTATATATGTTCTCAAATCGCTCATATATGTTTTTTATCTCTAATCTACCTTGATTCTTTACAAGACCAGGACCAGTTAACACTCGTATAATTTCATCTTTGACTTCCTCAATATACATTGCATCTGCATCTGCAAAAATACTATTGAGGTCAAACCAAAATACAAGAGCTCCACTAAATGTGAACTGAGGAAGTGACTGAACTACTGCTGTTATCTCTTGTGGGTCATATAAATCAAACCAAGAGAAGTTTCCAAAATTGTCATTAGGAAGCAGTGAAACATATTCTGAATTACCAATATAAGCTGCTGGGTAAATAAACTTACTGCCGTCACTATTATGCTCAACAAGCTTATAAGCTCTTCCAAAAGCATAATTAAGCCACTTAAGCTTTTCAGCCAAAGTATCTTGAATATCCTGTATAACTTTGTCAAGCAATACTGGATTCTCTTTTTTCGGTATTTTTACATTACGCTCCACCATTTTCTAAATATTCTTTCATTCTGTATGCAAGTGCTGGTCGTATATAAAACCTTAAGAATCTTGTAAAATCCTCATTAGGTAATCGAAGTATAGCATCACCATATTTTGCCAAAAGATATTTTGCTTTATCATCATTTGATACTATCCTAAATCCATCTTCATCAAATTCAACATGTAATGAAGCATAGAAATCTCCAGTATCTTTAAGAGTTACTCTATCTGTTGGTTGTCCTTTTCTTATTTTATTCTTAATTGTTCTTGGCGCGTACGGTGGTTGAATCTTATCATAGAAGCCATCAAGACCCATATCCAACTGAATACGAACAGAATCAGTTAAAAAATCTGCATAATTTTCAACTTCTTCTTTCAACGCACTTTCCAAAACTGGTTTAAACTTTCTCAGTCTATAAACCAGATTACGAATAGATGCATTGTAGTATTTAGCCATTATACAGTTCTGTATTTAATTCCATGATTTACACAAGGTAAGCAAACTCTGTCCATTCCTTCAGTGCTTACTTGAATAGCTTTTGAGGCCAATTCAAGTTGATAACTCATGCCTGACTTCTTCATAGATGATGAATCACCATCAATCTCATATAGAATATCAGGTCTTGAAGCATTTATGCTGTGCCTGTTTGTACGAACATTAGGGTTGTATGCAAATTCGCGTAAGAAGTCAACAGCAAGTGATTTACCGAGATAATCAGTAAACATCATCTTCTGTTCAATGATAAAATCAGTTATATCACATGCAACTGTTATATCGAGATTCAAGCCATAATTAGTGCTATAGTCATAGATATTATTTTCAACATCCCACAACTGAACTTGCTCATCTACTACTGGCACAAATTCCTCATTGACGTAGAATGGATGTATCTCAATATATCTTGACCAGATACGCCATGTTTCATATTCGTGTCTTGAGCATTCGTTGCATGGACCTTTTGACCAATCTCGACTCTTACGAATAGCTTGACTTTCTGCTGGTAGTTGTGACTGCAAATAGCAAATATACCAACTGCCACCAGCATCTATTTCATCAGTCTCATAAGGCAGATAAAGCTCCTGACTTGGAGTAAACCATTCAATGTTATTACCTACTCGCTTAGTGAATGTTTCCTGATAGAATGGTTCCATTAAGCTCGAGTGCATAACAAGAATAGTATAATCGCCTGGTTCTGAGAACTGCAGACCAAATCTATTTATTTTTGTAGTGACGCCCTTCGCTCTAATCGGTACAATTTCAAATCCAACAAGATTGTTCTTATTCTTGATTGTATCATAGATGCGTCCAGTGCCATCAAACAATGTTTTCTTTTCACACAAAGTCTTGTATGTACCCTTTGCTATCTTCTCATTAACATAGCAATTGATAGCTTTTGTAATACAAGCTTTCGTCTTAGTCTCAAGCCATTCAGAAAATGGATTGGTCTCAATCCAATATTCTGCGTCTGTAATCTGAATATTCTCAGGCACAGCTTTTAATGACTTGTAGTGCTTATTACTATCTGTGACAACTACACCTTTGGCATAAGCTTCTTCTGCAGAATGCTCAGGATACTGTATGTTGCTAAAATCAGGAGCTATACTTTGCAAATTCTGCAGCGTTAACAAAGCATGAACATCTTGATAATAAAGTCCACTCTCAGACTGTGTTAATGCTTCAGAAATTACACCGTCATTGGCATCATAGCTCTGTCTCCAGCCGATAAGGTGTAATAAACCTTCTTGTATTTCTTGTATTCTTACCATAAGATGTATTCATTTAATTGGATAACGGGAGCATCTAAGTATTTCTACCAGACGCTCCCGCACCCAAAGTGATAACAATTATGAACTGCTACCAGGTTTTAACCTAAGCGTCCTTCTTGAAATCATTGCTGAAATCATTGTTGAAAAGAACGCTTATGTCGTAGGGATTGGCGCCGTCACCTGAACAGGCAGACCGTACGAAGCATTCTCACTAGAGATGTTGAAGGCCAAGATAGGACTTGCCAAAGCACCCTCACCAGAAGGAACGCTGTTGTAAGCGGTCAGGAACGCAATATCTACTGCGAAGCCATAGTGCTCTTTACGAGTACGGGTCATATCGGCAGTTGCTGCACCTGCGATAGCAGAGTAGTTGCCAACAGAATCGTAGAAGTAAGTACCACAAGGAATGTTCAGCAGAGGCAGAGTAGCAATACCCCACTCGTGTCCGTCACCAGAAACAGTACCGAGCAAGCAGTCACGCTCGAAGCGGGTCAAGAGACCAAGAGAACCAGCATTGATTGCATAGCCCTGAGCATACTTGCCCTCAGCAGCAGCAATATGGTTGGTGAAATGGAGAATCTTGTCACTGTACTCGTTGCGCTTGTTCTCGATATTGTACAGGTCCTTCTGAGCGAGCTTCTTCACGATGCTCTCAACGCCTGCATCACCGACAACATGCAACTGGCCATAAAAGTCGTTAGCACCCATGATGACATTCAAGTCACCGAGCAGGTTCTCACGCTCTGTCCACTTAGCATTGATGACATTACCAGTCTTGTCATATAGAAGCGGGTTCTTAATGACAACAGTCTTGGCAGCAGCAAGCTTGGTCAAAGCGGCCTCATCAAGGGTCTGAGCCAACTTGTAGATGTACTTCATCAGCTTGGTCTCGAAGTCACGCTGAATACCAATCTCGTTGTTCATGTACATTGCAGGAGCAATAGTAAAGCCGAACGAATAGGTTGCAAACGTGATGGTTACCATACGAGAAGTGTTTTCGCTGTCAGCGATAGTCAGCTCACGTGTGTTACCGATAGTGATACCACCATCATAGTCAATCACTGGAGTTTCGAGAGTGTTGCCGATAGAGATGCGGGCTTTAGCCTTAAGCTCGTCGGTCAAAATACCAGTAGGGTCATTTGACTGAACTAAGAAAGCGTCCAGTGCACCATAGCGACTCGGGCGAAACTCATACTTGTCCAGATTCGAATTTGCTCGAATGTTCTGGATGCGAGTCAATACTAAACTCATAGTCTGTTAATTTTTAATTGTTAAACTTATTATTTAGTGCGATGCTGTGGTGCATTACCCTTTTACAGCCCAGACATCAGATTCACTTATCGAATAGGCAAACTTGCTACATTGTTCTCATTGCGCAGCTGCATCGACTGCTCAGCAAACTCAGCAGAATCACGAGTGATACCATTTCCAAGCAGATAAGCTTCAATTGCTTTATCAGCTTCAAGCTGAGTTCTCATACTGGAGAGGTCAAGTACTGAACCACCTCCACCACCTCCGCCAAGAGGACCAGTGCCACCACCAGGCTGCTTGCGACCAGTGTCAATCACATCCTTAATTGAAGTCTCCATAATGAGCTCTTCAAATGTGTAAGGATTGAGATTGTTCTTAGGATTGTTCAACACGTTGCCATCAGCTCCACGGAAGACAAGCTTCTGAGTGCCATCAGCATTCTGCTGGAACTCGGGTGTTCCACGCTGAAGAACTTCTGCTTTAGCAGCGTTAAGAAGTGTCTTCTGAACACCTTCAGTGATACCAGTCTTGAACTTAAGACCACTTGTAGCAGCTGCAAAAGCATAATCTACATGAGTAGACTGGAGCTGTGCCTGAAGCTTCTGCTTCTCAGTATCAAACTCCTGCTGCTTAGTAGTAAGCTGATTCTGAAGCTGAGTAACCTGCTGCTTAGCATCTTTGAGCTGCTGCTTCAGTGTCTCATCCTGAGCACCTTCAGCAATCTTCTTCTCAAGACTTGTAACCTTAGCCTTTGCTGTTGCCAACTCTTGTTTGGTTGTGGCTAATGTCTCAAGGTCGGTCTTATTTGCATTGAGCACACGCTTGAGGTAATCGTAGCTTTTCTCACCAGAGTTCTTCGCAACACCTGTAATACTCAAAATGTCGCTGTCATACTGCCCGTGCAGGGCACCAATCTTAGTACCAATTACTGTATTCTCGTCATTACGAGACATTTCAGCTATGGCATTGAACTGCTCAACTGTCAATCCTGAAAGCTGAGTATTCTGCTGAAGCATTTCTACTGTTAACATAACTTTGGGTATTTAAGTTGTTAATTACTTGCCAATCAGAGCAGTTGCATCTTTGAATGGGTCATTCATAACCTCAGTGATAGTGTAGCCAAGAAGCTTGTAGTTCTTCTTGAACAACTGCCACTCACCATAGTTGAACATCTGAGGAACAGGCTTGTTAATCTCTTTGCCGGTCTTCGGGTCGAAACGATTACCAGTCGAGAGCTTTACGTGTACCAACTTCTCAGTGCCTTTAGGTACTTCATAATTTTTGGCTGCTGTTGCTGCCTTTGGAGCCTCATCAGCTGGAGCGAGCTCAATCTGCTCTTCCAGGTCAACGATGTCCTCCGTTACCTTACTAAGCCGTTCCTGCTGCTCCTTTGTGAAGGTCTTCTCATTGGCCTTCTTCGCTTGCAGAAGCTGCTCCTTCTCGCTGCTGAGCTCCTTCAGCTCCTGCTGCAGCTGCTTTTTGGTCTTCTGTGACATAATCTAATAGCTTTTTGTTAATAACTGATATTTTATCTTTGAGTGATTTATTCGCTCCAAACTGTATGATGTTGATATTCTCACGTTCAAATCTATCAATGTAACTGCTGAAGTTAAGCTTAAGCATGACCTTCTTTGGGTCGAGCAAATTCTTCTCAGACAATTTAAGCACTTCATCAAGTGTCTTATGAGGATATGGCTCAAGTTGTTTGAGAATGAGCATTCTTTGCAGAACTTGAGGATTGTTTCTATATT